ATACGCTGGCAACTCTTAACACTAATGCTGACCCGGTGCAGCATTTTAATCCAGATCCGCTTAATCCAGGGACTCCGCAACAATCTGGGGGTGCAATGGTTAACCCTGGCCTGGCTACTTTATCTGCTGATATGAGAACAGTTCATCAGCAGTCTGCAAGCCTGTACGCTGCAAGCATGGGCGATAATCCTGGTCTGCAATCTGGTGTGGCTATAAAAAGGCTGCAAGACAAGGGAGATGTAGGCACAATAAAATATTTCCGCGCTCATGAGAGAGCTATTGCACGCACAGCAAGAATACAAGTAAACACAATTCCACGTGTATATAGTACAGAAAGAGAAATGATGATTCTCGGTCAAGACGGAAGCGTCGATATTCGCACTATTAACCAGCCTGTATTTGATCAGCAGACCAGAAAAATGGTAACTGTTAATGATTTATCAAAAGGTAAGTTCAGTGTCTCATGCTCATCCGGTCCGTCATTCCAGAGTCGACAGCAAGAAACTGTAGCAGCAATAACTGAGATTGCCGTGGTTGACCCATCTGTAATACAAATGGGTAGTGATATACTATTTAACAATCTTTCTTCACCAGGCATGGATTTAATAGCCCAAAGAAAACGTCAACAATTGTTCCAGGCAGGTGTGATACCGGTCGAGCAAATGACCGACGAAGAAAAGCAGAAAATGCAACAAATGCAGTCGCAGCCACAACAGCCAGATCCAGCCACACTGTTGGCTCAGGCTGAGATTGACAAAGCTCAAGCGCAGGCAGCAAAGGTAAATGTTGATGCTCAGGTGGCGCAACGTAGAGAGGATAGGGCTGACGTTGTTGCTAACGCAGAAATAAATCAGAATCAGCAAAAAATTGATATGGATAGAATGTTTAAGATGTTTGAGCGACAACTCGAGCAACAAAAGGCCATCATAGAAACTCAAAATACTTTAGCTGCAACTTTGAAAACAATAAAAGATGCTACCGGCATAGATAAAATTATTGGCAGCGGGAATGCGGAAGCATACAGCAAGGCAACTGATTTACTTAACGAATCGCTTAACATGTAATAAACCCGTACGTGACGGTATCGCGGCAACCTTTCTAAAGGCTTAAAAATGACACAAGAAAACCTGCAAGAGATCGATGAAGAATTGATCGAGAATCCAGAGATGGACACCGAAGAATCAGGAACTTCGGAAGATGCTGAAACTGAAACTGTAACTGATGAATCGAATACTGATAAAGATCCGGCCGGTTTTACCAAACGGATGAATCAGAAGCATTTTGAATTGATGGAAGAGAAGCGATTGAGAGAGGCGGCGGAAGCAGAGGTAATAAATCTTAAATCGAAGCTTCCAAACGTTCAAAAGCCTGTGATACCTGATCTACCTGACCCGTATGATGAAGATTATGACATCAGAATAAAGCAACGTGACGAAGCCATAAGGAATGCGGCAATTTACGATGCAAACGAGGAAATACGGAATAATCAGATACAGTCTCAGAACAAAGCAGAGCAAGAAAGAAAAAATAACGACTTGGTCAAAAGCGTTGAAACGTATTCTGGTAGAGCCAAAGAACTTGGCATATCAGAAAATGAGCTAGCTGTTGCAGGGAAAGCTATTGCTGCTTATGGAATGCATGATGATGTGGCGCATTTTATCTTAGGTGATGATAAAGGCCCTGCAATAACAACATTCTTGGCGCGCAATCCGGCTGAACTTGAAGCAATAAGTAAACTCAGTCCGATGCAAGCTGCGGTTCATATCAGCAACGTTATTAAGCCAAAACTTCAGTTAAAGAACAAAATTAGCGCAATACCGGAACCTGCAGATACATTGAGAGGTGGTGGAGTTACAAAGCCTGAGCGTGGGCCGAAGGGCGCTAAGTACGAATAAGGAGATTTAAGAATGGCTAGTAATTATGATAGTAATATTACGCGCAAACTTGCGCGTGTGTTTTTGGAGAAAGCCGAAGCCGCCAGGGTTCACTCTAAAAACGTTGACACGCAATTATTAACCGGAAAATTTGATCCTTCCAGCGGCGACACTGTAGATTTCAAGCGTCCGACTGATTACACAAGCTCGCGCACAGCGGCTGGTGATATAACAGGTGTTAGAAAGGACATTATCACAGGGAAAGCTTCTGGAACGGTTCAAAATTACTTTACTGTTCCTATTGATTGGAACGAGGCTGATGAAGCAATTAAGATGGATCAGCTCGATCAATTAATAGCACCCGCAGCGACACGTATAATTACCGACCTGGAACTTGATTTTACCAACTTCATGCTTACTCGAGCAGGTTTGTTGGCTGGAACGGTTGGCACTGCCGCAACCACTTGGGATCATATTGCCCAGGCCGGTGCGGTAATGTCTGCGCACGGAATACCCACTGACCAGCCCTGGTACTATACCGTGAATCCGTACACTCAAAAGAAACTGGCTAGCAATCAGCGATCTTTAGGTGCCGGTGGAACAGCCGGTGAGTTAATCACAGAAGCGCATCAAAAAAGCACCATATCAAGTATGTTCGCCGGTTTTGATCGGGTAATGACAGCAACAACATTGCCACGGTACACAACTGATGCTGCAAGTGATCGAGCCGGTACTTTGACGGCAACTCCGACAGCTACTTATGTTGGCGCAAAAGACTCGATGACCATGAGCATTGCGGTCACTGCAATGGGAGCTAATGCAGTTGTGGCAGCTGGTGAGGTAATCCAGATAACTGGTCGTAATCGCATGAATCTGTCTACCCGCAGAGCTATTCTTGACGATACAGGAGCCGTCGTATTGTTTACCGGCGTTGTTACCGCCCCAGTTACTCTTGGATCTAGCGGTGAGGGCACTCTTGTTATTTCTGGGCCTGCAATATATGAGGCAACCGGAGCTTACAATACCGTTGCTTCTGCTGTTACTTCCGGCGATGTTGTAACTCGGCTAGGCTCGGCTGGAGTGACATTACAGCCAAACCTGTTCTGGCATAAAAAAGCATTTTCTATCGGTTCCGTGCCATTACAAAAACTTTATGCCACAGACACGATTGCAACGACTGAAGATGGCTTGCAGATACGAGTATGTAAATACTCTGACGGTGATGCAAACAAACAGATAGTTCGTTTTGATTTGCGTCCAGCGTATGCTTGCCTGAATCCATTCTTTGCCGGTCAGGGTTGGGGGAGCTAATATCAAGCGGGGCTTCGGCCCCGTATTAACTTTATGGAGCAGTAAATATGAATATGATTAAATGGATAAAGAAGAATGGCACTGAAGTTGTTACCAATGATTTGCAAGCTAACATAGAAGCCGCTATTAGTCTCGGATGGAAGCGAAAAGAAGAACCAAAGAAAGAAGAACCAAATAAAGAAATTAAATAATGGCTACAGTTGCCCAGATTGCAAAAGCGTCTCTGCAAAGAATCTTAGTTCAAGGATCTAATGCTGATCTACAAGCTGAGGAGTATCAGGATTACATTTTTGCGCTTAACAATTACATGTTAGCGCTTGATGCTGATGGTATATCACTTGGGTATACTGTCGTGTCGGATCTTGGGGATACCGTTACTGTTCCGACAGGAGCGTTGCGCGGTATTATCGCAAACATGGCGATTGAGGTGGCACCTGATTACAGTGGAGTAATAACACCTGGGCTTCAAGTGGCTGCGGCTGAAGGCATGGAAACTATGCGTAAACTTGGGCAAATAAGCATACAGACCGAGTACCCATCAACACTGCCAATAGGATCTGGTAATATGCCAAATATCCGATACTCTAATTTTTATCCAGATTTGGAAGCTGAAATATTGGCTGAGACAACCGGTGCAATCGGACTTGAAACAGGAACACCATAATGACAAATCAAGCTCGCGGCAGAAAGATAAGTGAATTCCCGGCAGACACAACACTGCCAGCCAACACCGAGATAAGCTTTGTAGCTGATGGTGTAAATTATAGGATAACATTAGCTGATTTCCAGGCATCTATCGGAGTTACTGGAACCATTGTTCAGGACGGAGACGTTACCAGCGTACCAATACTTGATGTACAAGGTGCAATAAACAACATTAGAAATATAGAGGCGGGGGCTGGAATATCTGCTTCAGTCTCGCCAGAAAATGGCGTACTAATTGAACATAATTTTCAATCTGGCACAGGCGGTCAGCCAATATTAACCAATCCTTCAGCAGCCAGTCCGCAAATCGGCAATGTCATTGCCGGGGCAAACATATCTGTTGCAGCGGTGGCAGGTGGTGTTCAGGTAACAGCTTCAAATTCACCAATACCAGCGACGGCGGTAATAGTAAGCTCAATGTCTGATTTCCCAGAGGATGTTGCGGGTGTTATCACGTTGCCAGCTAATACTTATTACATGCTGATGGCCGATGTGAGCACAGTAAACCGGTTCGATGTGAGCGCTGGTGGGATATCTATACAATCTATCAACAATGCTTATCCAGCAAAAATAACATATACAGGGTCTGGTGACATGTTTACCGGATCTGGTGTAAGTTTTGTACTTTCAAATATCAGACTTTCCGCTACATCAGGTCAGGTTTTTAATATGACTGATAGTACTGGTCTTGCGCTATTTAGTTTATCAAATGTTGTTATAGACAGTTGCAACAAGCTCGGAGCTATAGCCGGTAGCAGTTTTGGTGAAATTAGAATAAGTACTCTATATGCAAATAGCGTTATTACAGACGGATTTAACTTCGGAAGCGCGACGGTTATAAAGTTTTCTGCTAAAGATATCGTTGCTACAGTTGCATCTGGAGTCCTGTTTAAACTCGGAACTGCAGTGTTTAATGACTTTACATTGAATCGCGCAAGGGTTGATCTTGCTGTCGGTGTGTCGTTGTTGTCTGGTGCCGCAGCATCCGCAAACATATCATCAGGCAGCTTAGGTACAGTTATAAACTGCAAGACAACTGGCTCTGGTACTCCTTTGTCAACAATCGCTGTCACCGATAACCGTTGGCAGTTTTTGGCCAATAGTAAGATACAGGATACAAGGCCGAGCGGTTTAATATCTTTAAATAGCAACGCCACGGCAACAACAATTTCAGTGTCCGGAACCGCTGTAAAAGCGAACGGAAACAATGCTTGGGTGAATAAAGGAACGTCTCAATTTACTGCTGCTGTTGATGGTAAGTTAACGTACACAGGAGAGAAGGCTGCGATAATGTCTATCTCAATAACCGCATCAATAAGCCCATCATCTGGAACAAAATCAGTAAGCGGTTACATTGCTGTTAACGGAGCTATTATTGCCGAGACAAAATCAACTGCATCTGACGTTAGTACGATAACAACTATTTACAATATGATATGGAACAGAACATTTGCTACCAATGATTATATTGAGTTTTGGGTTGCTGATAACACCGATACTACAGGAGTTGTGGTGGTCGATGCGGTGATAAGGATAGCTTGAAATGACCGTCACCACTCTTCCGATTGCTAACGGATTTTACATAAGCGATAGCTTACCTTTGTCTGCGCAGCAGTGTGTAAATTGGTATCCAAATATTGAAACTGCTGAGGTTTTAAACAAAGAGACTTTGATCGGAACACCAGGAATTAAGCAGATTGCAACATCAGGGTTATACAACCAACAGAATCGCGGCTCGCATGTCATGGCTGGGGTGCCGTATTTTGTTAATGGAAACAGTCTGTATAGACTTGAAGATAATTTGTCTGACATGACTATGCTTGGTTCTGTAACCGGAAGTGGTAGAGTCTCAATTGCAGATAACGGCCATCAATTATGCATTGTTGTGCCGGGAGCAGTAAGCACAGGATATATTTACACTTGGTCTACCGGAGCACTTGAGGAAATAACCGACCTTGATTTCAAAGCAAATGGCCAGCCGCAAATTGTTGTTTATATCGACGGGTATTTTCTGTTTTCAACAGACAGCAAGAAATTTATTGTTTCTTCTCTGAATGACGGATTGTCTTTTAACGCTCTTGATTTCGGTAGCGCAGAATCAGACCCGGATGATATTGTTTCTCCTTTTGTTTTTAATAATCAGCTTTATATTTTTGGGTCTCAAACAATTGAATCATACCAAAATATTGGCAGCGCTGATTTTCCTTTTCAAAGGTCAGGTTTATTTATACAAAAAGGATTAAGTTCAAAGTTTGGAGTGACAAGTTCAAGCAACTCTTTTATTTTTGTTGGTGCTGGGAAGAGAGAATCTCCGGCGATATGGAGATTAAATGGCAATTCGGTCGAGAAGATATCAACAACCGCTATCGATACTCTTTTAAGCGGACTATCTGCCGATGATGTAAGTAATATTTTCACCTGGACTTATGCGCAAAAAGGCGCGTATTTTGTGGGATTCTCATTGCCGGAAACCACAATAGTTTATGACGAAGTATCAGGAAGATGGCACGAAAGAAAGTCAAGATTAACTGACGGGTTCGGTGTTCCAAAGAATATAACTTATAGGGTAAATTCAATAGAGAATGCGTACGGTAAAGTTTTGGTTTCTGATTCTTTGGATGGGCGTGTAGGATATCTTGATTCAGACGTTCACACCGAATATAACAATAATATTGTTAGAGTGATAGCTACGCAGCCATTTCAAAATAATATGCGACCAATGTTTATCCCCATGATTGAGTTAACTGTTGAATCTGGAGTAGGAAACACGGATATAATAGATCCTGTCATTGAGATGGAGATAAGTAAAGACGGTGGGAAAACGTGGTTTTGTCAAACTTCTCGCGCAATTGGAAAAATTGGCGAATACAGCAAAAGAGCAATCTGGCGCAGGAATGGAAGAATAGAGAGATTCTTTGTTTTGAGGTTTACTCTTTCAGATCCGGCGAAGCCTGTTATACTTCAGCTTACGGCTGATATTATCGGTGTATAAATGCCACAAAATCAAATAAAACTCAACGTCGGATTGCCCATAATAAATGGCGATGGCACGGTTTCCCCTCATTTTCAAAGATATCTTCTGCAACTACAAAATAGCGTAAACATTGTTTCAACAGGATCTCCAGAGGATGTAATAGAGGCTCCGCAATACTGCGTTTATGTTGACGAAACAATCCCTGCAACTCCGGTAATTTACAGAAAAATGCTACCCGATATAGGTGGGAACAGGAAAAAGGGATGGGTTATTGTATGATAACTTGCGATAGAACATACGATGTAAACGTAATAAAATCAGTGATATTTGATCCGGTAATATGGGATTGCATTACCGAGGATGGTGATCATACGCAAGATGGATTCGACGTTGATACAGTTGGCGAGTGCTGGCTTGTGATAAAGAATGATGACTTAGTGGTTGCGATATATAACATGCACGCACTTAACGGCGTTACATTACAGATACATGCTCATGTTTTGCCACAATACCGAAAAGATTTTAGTCGAGAATCAGGCCTGGCTGCTCTAAGATGGATTATAAATAATACTGATTATCAAAAGATTGTTGCCACAATTCCATCAATTTACGACAACGTGAAAAAGTTCACCGAATCATTTGGGTTTATTGTTGAAGGCATTAATCGATTGAGTTATAAAAAGAACGGTAATCTGTGCAGCCAATGGCTCATGGGAGTAACTAGGGGTGAGTTGGAATGGGTAAAATAGTTAAAACGATCTTTGGAGGAACTGACAAAAGCGCTCAAAAAGGTCAGTCAGCGCAAAATGCTGCTGCGACAGATTTCATCAAAACACAAGGGGCGCAAGCTAGGAGCGATTTGTTGAGTCTTGGTCCGGCTGCGGAAGATGCAAGAAATTCTGGATATCAAGGCGCTCTTGATGTTTTAGGTCAGACAATTCCTGGTCAAATAAATGCGTTTACGGCGGGCAATGCTGCTGCTCAAGCCGCAATACTTGGTGGAGATCCAACCATTAATACGATATCTCCAAACACGTCATTTAGCAGTCAGCAATTGCCGAAATACCAAACTATTGCCGATGCTTTAACCGGTGGAAGTTTTGAGACAAAAAACAAGCTTGCTAATATCAAAACAGACGCGGATCTTCTGCGTGCTGCTGCTAATGGTGATATACCTGGACTGAGTTCTGCTGACCGTCAATGGTATGGTCAGCTTTTGCAACAAACACCAGATTTCTCAAGCTCTACTAGGTTTGTTTCAGATCCTAATTCAGCAATTCAGAGTGTGTCAGGTAATGGAAGCGGTCTTGATCCAACTAATCAAATTAGAATGCAAAACCTTCTTACACGATACGGAGCTATGCTCTAATGGCCCAAACAATATTTGGCACTGGAAATTCAGCAATATCAAGCAATGATATCAGTCAGTTTCTTTCCAATCCAAATCTTACGCCAGACCAGATACTATCTGCTGCAAATGCAAATGGCGTGAGTTTGAGCCAGATACAGGCCGCAGCTCCAAATGACCCAAGATTCACCAATCAAGCGGCTATGCCATATCTGGCTAGCCAAGGATATACAGACCCAGGAACAATGACTCAAACATCTGTGCCAGGAGCGCCACAAACTGGGTTGATTGGGTCCGAATCTGCTTTGCAGGGCGGGTTATCTGGGTCTCTGGATGCTTTGCAGCAAGGTAACTCACAAGCAAATTCAGTTTTGCAGAGCGGAATATCCGCGCTTGATCCGTTTGTCAAAGCGGGAAGTTCTGCTATTGATTTGCAGGCTGCGTTATCTGGCGCGCTTGGGCCTGAAGCTCAGGCCCAAGCCTTTGCGAACTATAACTCAAGCCCAGGACAACAATTTCTGCAAGACCGAGGAGAACAGGCGGTATTGAGAAATGCGTCTGCGGTTGGTGGACTTGGCGGAAGTAGAGTGTTGCAAGAATTGCAGCGACAGGGCATAGGATTTGCACAGCAAGATTTCGGAAATCAATTTGATAGGTTAGGTCAGATATCAAATACTGGGCTTAACGGATTAAATATATCTGCAAACTTGACCGGGCAAATAGCAAACAATAATTATAACTATGGTAACAATGCCGCGAATTACGCATTTAACACAGGGAATTCATTGGCATCAGGAAGAACGCGAGCAGGTGAACAGCTTGCTGCACTAAATAGCCAGCAAGGTGCTGGGGTTTCTGACATTATTAATCAGGGCGGAAGCAACTTGGCGCAATTGCTTGCCGGAGCTGGAAATGGTAATGCTGATGCAAAAATGCAGCTTGCACAATTACTTTCAAGCCTCGGCATGACTCAAAGCGGACAGGTTGCCGGTTTGCAAGGTGTCCCAGGAATACAGCAAACTCAAGGCGTTCTTGGAAGCATAGGGCAGGCTGCATCCGGCATCGGAACAGCAATGATGGCATTTGCATAGAGGGATTATGGATAATCAGCCAAGTACTTACTCAAAAATAGCTAACGCATTGCAGGGGTTTGGTGCCGGTGTTGCTGGTCAGGGGCCGTATTTTATGCACGTGCAGCAGCAACAGCAACAGCAGTTGAGCGAAGGCAGAAAAATGGCTTTGCTACAAGACGCTTATACTGTGCAGCAGAATTTACAAACAGGGAATATACCAGCGGCTCGCGCTACCTTAATCAATCGATTGTCGGCTATACGCAAGCTTGGCGGAGATCCAAGTGACACCATGGGAGTCTTACAAAAGATCGAGGATGGTGATATAGAAGGCGCTCATGCTGATGTATCGACTGTTGTTAATTTTGCTCAGGCTAATGGATTGCTTAAATTACCTCAATCCGCGCAGCCAAAAACACAGATTGTGAACGGTCAAGCGGTTACCATTAGTCCACAAGGTAAAGCTACAGCTGCTCCCATTGAAGGCTTTATGGCACCGCCACCTAAAACGGTTATGCCAAAAACTCAAATTGTTGATGGTCAGGTTGTAACAATCGATCCAACAACCGGTCAGGCAACTGCTGCTCCGGTGCAAGGATTTCAGAAGGATCGCACTGACATTAATTTGCGTATGCGAGATCAGAGTTTACGCGAACGGCAATTGCAATTACAGGAACAATCAGAGGCTCGTCAAACCAATAAATTATCTGCCGGTCTTGAAAAAGTCTTACTCACGTCTCAGGACGCTACGGTAACATCACAACGTAAAGCAAATAAGTTTGATCTTTTAGCCAACGACTTCGAGAAGCTGAAAATACAGGGTGGATTAAAATCAACAGCAGAAGAATCATTAAAATCTTTGCTTGGAACTCAGGATGCTATATCTGAGTTTAGGCGGCAAGTTAACGAAACAAGAATGTCAGAAGCGATTAAATTATTGCCACCTGGAGCGGCATCTGATGCTGATATACGCCTAGTTACGTCAACCCAGATTAATGCTAATGCAAGCGCGGAACAAACGGCGGCATACTTAAGAGGCGCGGCTAAAATATCAAGAATAGAAGCTGGCTACAATCAGTTCAAATCTGATTTTATAAGCAATAAAAGCACTGGGAAAGGATTAAACCAGGCGTGGCGTACCAAAGTTAATGCACCAACTCTGAAGCGTGATGTTTCTGTCGCAGAACTTTATGAGACGGCGCAGAATCGCGGCACCACGCCGGAAGATATCGCCAATCAACTTGGGATTAAAGGACCATTGTACTAATGGCTGATTTATTGGATGAATTGGGAAGTAAATCTAGCGAGCGTATAGGCGGTAATGTGCGGCGTATCGGTGGTGACTTACTTGATGAGGCTGGAATAAAATCAAATAATTACGATATGCTATCACCACGCCTAACCGAGCAGCAAGCTAACGACACTCACACAAAGCTGCTAGACCAAATCAATAACGACATGAATGGATTCCAAAAGTTTCTTGTCGGTGCCGGTCGTGGGATGATGACTGTTGCACGAGGCGTAGGGCTTGCTGCGCCTGAAGACCCTTTGACTAAAGAAGCTTTCGGAAGATTATCAAAGGATAGTTTGGCTGCAAATGCCGGAGAGATAGTTGGCGAATCTGCGCCTTTTCTTGCTGCCGCACCTATAGCCGGAGCTGGTCTTGCAACATCGACAGGTAAAGTTATAATCCCTGCCGTAAAGACTCTTGCTGGTAAAATAGTTGGATCAACAATTTTAGGGGCGGCTTAGGGTGGGATATTGGCAAATGGTAAAGGGGCGGACGCTGTTGAAACGTTGGCTTCCGCTGGCGTCGGTGGCGCTGTTGCAGGTGGTATTGAGGCTATCATCCCTTTGCTTGGTAAGCTTGGCCGTGCGGTATTCGCAAAACTTGGCAGAGAACCTAAAGGGCCTCTTTTAACTCCACAAGGAACACCAACACCAGAATTTCAAGATGCTCTAAATAAAACCGGCACGTCATTTGATGATCTTACAAAAACAGCATTTGCAAGCGTAAATAAACAGGGTGTTAATCCAGAGCAAGCTGCTAGAGCTGTAAGGTTTGCTGATCAAGGTATACCAGCTACTGCTGGTGATATAACGCAAGATTTCAGCAAGCAAGCAACAGAGCAAAGGTTATTGCAGCAAGCCGGTAACGATGCTTCGGAGCCTCTGAGGCAAATGAAACTAGCTCAAAGCGAGGCTTTTAAAACCAAGGTTAATGAGTTGGTTAATACTCTCGGAGTTCCTGATGATATTGGTGACTCGGTTAAAGCTGCTTTGACAAGCAGGAAGCAAATGCTTAGATCAGAGAAAAACGCTCTCTATAAAGCTGTTGCAGATTCATCTCCTGAGATAAAGAATTTCCCTATAATTACCGACAAAATATCAGCTGCAATGCCTGACGCTAACACCATAGAGGATCTTTCGATTACAGCACCTGAAGCTGTAAAGCAAATTAAAACGGCATTGGCCCGCTTTGGAGTAGACAAAAGCGATGACTCATTGGAATTGCTATCTAAATCAAAACTAACACCGCAACAATTAACTGTTGGCAACCATGACCGGCTGAGGAAAGTATTAGGTAATATCGAGCGCGCAGACCAAACAGGTGCTGCATCGGTTATGACTGGGCCAATTAAATCTGCTCTTGATGCTGAGATGGACATGGTAGACGATCAAATACGCTCAGCTGGAATTGCGAGCAAAAGTTCTTTAGATCAATTGTCGCAAGCCCGTGGCATAGTGAGAACCATGAAAACAGAGTTTTCCCCGCAAGCGATAACCGGGCGCTTGATAGATGTTAAGCGAGACGGCGTAACTCCGGTTATTGAGTCGTCAAAGGTTATTAAAGAGCTGTTAAAAAATGGCGATGCAGGTATTGAAACGCTGCAAAGAACAATGGAAAGCTTAAGAAATTCTGGGGCAAACGGGAAGAAGGCTATAAGTGATTTACAAGCGTCCACCGTATTGCATGCTCTTAACGCGTCTTTAAAATCAACATCAAGAAAAGTTAATGGAATCGAGACTGTAGGGGGAGATCAATTCGCGAAAGCCCTTAACAATCTTGGAGATGATAGGCTAAAAGAGATTTTCAAAGGAAATGAAAAAATGCTGTCACGGCTATCTAATCTTAAACAAACCGCACTAGATATGTCGCCAGCTACCGCAGCTACTCCAAAAGGGTCTGCGCCAGTTATTCTTGACATATTAAATAGGGCAGGTAGCATTCCAGGTCTGGCTGCTTTCCGAGATGCGGTAAATTACATTGTTAAGGCTGGATCTGATGAAAGAGCCGTGCGCCGGGCGATGAACGCAAAGCCAGCTTACAAACAGGTTGTATCGTCATTTGAGAGAGATTTCCCAGCCATCGCATCGGCGCTGGGTGTGTCGGCGGTCGTGCCACAAATTACTGAGGATAATAAATAATGGCAAGATTTGGAAGTTTAGGGACTCAGTATTTTGATAATTCCGGAGATCCGTTAATTAGCGGGAAGATATATTTTTATGAGTCAGGAACAACAACACCAAAAAATACTTATGCCGATGAGTCTTTGCTAATAGCTAATGCGAATCCGGTTATTCTGAACGGATCTGGACGGCAGCCAAATGTATTTTTTAACGGCACAGCCAAAGCTCTATTAACAAGTGGCGCTGATGTACAAGTGGAGGTTAGAGATCCTGTCGGAAGCTCAAGCACAACAAATTTCGACACATGGAATATTGACCGCATTTATGATATACCAGAGGTTGTATCTGGATCTGACAATGCTTATTACAGATCAACCTCAGACAATAATATTGGCAACGACCCAACTACTCCAGGTACAACATTTTGGAGCGAGGTGAGATTTATCGAGGTTTGGGATGCTGATGTAACCTACGATCAAGATATTATAACTCTTGCGCCTGATGGAAAACTGTACCGATCTACAACAAGCAATAATCTTGGTCATACACCCTCATCATCGCCAACTTTTTGGCAATCTCTTTATTCTGGGGTTGGGAATAGCGTTGTAACAGTAAATACAGGTCTCGGGTACGCATCAACAAATACAAAAATACGCAGACATAGTGTTATCGAAGAAAACTCTGGCACAGATATAACTTACACTGATAGTGTTACAGATGGTGAGTCGTTTACTATTAATACGCCAGGTCTTTATCAGGCAACTGTCAGAGATTTAAAATCCACAACCGGATGCTCAATTGGAATATCTAAAAATAGCAATCAGCTTACTACAGATATAGCAAGCATAACTGCTGCGCATCGTAAGATGTTTATTTCAATAAACACCGGGAACCCCACGGTGGAATTATCCGTATTAATTTATTGCGAGGCTGGTGATGTATTGAGACAACATGACAGCGGGGCAAACGATAGTACATCAGCATTATCAATGTGCAGTGTAAGAAAAATTAACAATATTTAAAAGGTATAAAAATGCCATATATAGACATAAACGGTATAGCTGGAGTTATTTCTATAAATAACCCAACGTTTTTCTCTGACACAACATCAGATCCCACGTATGATTACTATTTTGAGGCTAGCGGACCTAATGTTCTTCGTTCTGCGCTTACAGGCTGGGTAAGGTATAGATCAAAAAAGGATGGATCAGAAGGTAGCTATGCGAGAACTGGAGCAATAGGTACTGCATCCGATGCGTACATACACCCAGGGCCAACAGGATCGGCTTATCTGACTGCGCAAAAGTACGGGGAGGACGCATAATGGAATGGTGGAAAAGGATGTATCGACAATGCCGAGCAGCGCTTGGGATTGCATCATTAAGCTACTCAGGATCAACCGTTACAGGGTTAATCGACCCAAGGACGGGTCTTGCAGTTACGGGCGTTCCGGTATACACTTGGGCTGCTGCTAACGATTCAGCCGCAATGTTAGCTAATGCCGGAACCCCTATTTTGATATCCGACATAGCGTCTACTGTGTCTCAGTCATATTCTCTTTGGATAGTTAATGCTGCGGGGACTGCGATAACTCCTTTATGCACTCCAATATACACTCTAGCCACAATTCCTGTGGCCGCTGCTGGTAATACAAACTGGAAAATATTTTGTAGTGATTATGGACAATTCGGCGCAGAGCTTAGAAGCACCGGAGCTATTTGGCGGACAGTGGGCGGAAATAACCTAATCTACAAACGTACAACTGGGCTGGTGTTGGTAGAGCCTAATAATGTCAGTGCGACAGGTGTGGCTGTAGGGCCTAATAGTGGCACAAGCATAGCTTTTTCCGGTGCGCATGGTTTAACTACAGCAATTTGTGTGACCGCCGGGGATGCTTACCTGAACGTAGAGTCGGGGACAGGCTGGACAGTTGGGCTAGTAAAGATATTATCAATCCCTGACACTACACACGTTGAAGTCGCGGGAACTTATGCAAACACGCCTACAATTTCTATTCTTAATACAGAAGTTACAATAGATTCAATAACCATTCCGCCGCTTCTTGCAACTTCGACAGTTTCAGTAGAAGGAAATGTTAGCGCAACAAACTCTGGTGGAACAAAAACTATAGGACTTAAGCTAGGGTCTACCTCTCTTAATACTTTAGCCTATGTTAATGCAGCTTGGGACAGGCTGGCAATAGGGTTTTTTAATGCAAATGCTACAGATTCTCAAAAAGCTTTAACTCCTCCCAGCAGCGCTAATGATTACGCAGTATCTACAAGTACACCTAATACTGCGGCAGTACAAACTAACGTTGCTACAACGCTTACCATAACCGCAAAGCCAGCAGCAGCTAATGAGAGACTTGGAGTGGAGCGTTTATCAGTATTTGTGAGTTCGTAATTATGACTAACTACACACTATCTAAATTGCAGCAGCGTGGGCCAAGAGCTAGACGTATAGTAGCAATGCGCGAGATTTCTCCGTCAGCAATAGGAGCTCCTTACGATCCCGGTACTGCTAATATTCAGCGGTGGCGTGATTTTGCGTACACCGACCCGGTTACTGGATCGGTATTCCCCACCGATTTTAATGTAATGTTTGGAACTGGAACAAAGAATTTTATTCAGAACCTCCCAAATAATGGGGCTATAACAAATATTGATGATTGGCAGACAACCACTATCACTCAAATGACTCTTAAGGATGGAAGAGTATCAAATGCTGTGACGCAGGTAGATATAATAACCAATGCTCCACCGCCAAACAATCCTCCGCAGCAGCCTTATCTTGTGCAAGCTCAGGCTGTGGGTGGTTATCCTCGTGTGCCAAAACTTTATATAAAGTACGACGTTATTATCCCAGGGAATATAAGAAGTGTTCTGTCGAGTTCGATAGATACTTCTACTGATGACTATTGGAAAACAGAGATTGATATTAAAACTGGAGGTTACGGCGGAGATTCAAGCGACGGGGATTTTAAATGGAGCTTGGGTCTTCAAAATAACGGAGGTTTGCACTGGGTTATGAATTGGATAAATCTTGGACATGATTCGGTCAATAGAGAAATATCATTCGCCGGAGCATCTGGGCAAATTTATGTAGGTGATACGATAGTCTGTGGATTAAATGAGGCAACTGGTATTGTAAAAGCAGCAAAACTTACATCGGGGTCGTGGGGATCTTCAGGTGTAGGAAAGCTTGTTGTTTTGCCGACATCGGGAAGTTTTTCATCAGGGAAAACTCTAAAAGTTAATGGAGTAACTAAAGCAAATTCGTCTAGCGCAGGCGTTGCTATAACCACAAATTATAAGTATGACCAACTAATTTTAGCCAATGATTTCGGTTTGCCTACATCCGGGATTGATGAATGGGTGACTCTGGAAATAGAAGTTACTGTGCCAGAGTCTCAGGACGATATAACAACTGGAAGAACTTGGATAGCGATAACAGACAAAAACAATGTCAGAACTTTGTTGTGCGATAGGGTTGGAGGGCTTGCTTGCGGAGCGCTCGGGTTATCTGTAACAAGACTTCTTACGCCAGAGCTATACGGTAGACCGGCAGGCTTGTCATCAACATGGGCTAACTGGGAACTGTGGGACGCATGTCCGTACCCGCAACTGTGACCTTTATCACATACAAATAAAATAATATGTTTATCATGAAGAGAGGATAACTACAAATGGATGCACAACAAATGATAAACGTTCTATTGGGACTCGTTGCATTTTTTGGCGGGTGGGTCATGCACTCATTCAAAAGCCAGATTAGAGATAATTCTGAGGCTATTTCAAAGACCACTGACCGGCTGACTGAAGTCGAATTACTTGTAGCGGGCAAGTACATTACACGTGATGAAATGTTGGCACAAAATCTGACACTACTTAATGAACTACGAGATATTCACAAGGATATTCAAACGTGCATGTTCCGAAACCGGCGTAAAGACGACGATAATTCTGATAGTTGCAGGGTTTGATTAAAATAGTTTATCATACGGTTCCTGATATAAATTCATAATGGAGATTGTAGAAAATGAATAGCAAAGAAATTGAAGAATTAAAAGCGATTCGGGATCAAGCTGATGATATTGTGACCGACCCGGCACCAGTCGAACCAGTCGAACCAGTCGAACCAGTCGAACCAAGCAACTAATGGCACTCTTGGTTGAACTGGCTGTTAAATATGGCGTTAAAATTCTTGTAGTTTTAACGCTTATTTTGTCTCTAACTGCCGGTTATTATTACTGGAAACATAGCGTTGAGAGAGGCGCTAGGGCTGAGGAACGTAATCAATGCACCGCCGAGCGTAATAAGTTCCATGACGACGCGGACGCGTTTAAAAAGGCACGTTCTGAGGAAGTTGAGAAGATAAATCAATCTGCTGACGAGAGGGTTAGAAATGCTGAAAAATTGGCAAATGAATTGCGCACTGCTGACAGTCGCACTCCTATTCCTGCAAGGGTGTACATCCGTACAAACCCGCGAGATTCCTGTGACGGTGGAGTGCCCGAAGATATTGGAAATAAAGCCGGATCTGCGAGCGGAAACGGAGGCTCTAACCAAGCGGAACTTCCGGCAGGAAATATTAGAAAGCTTGACGAAATCTTACGATCCGTGAGGCAATTGCAAATAAATTGTGGGGAGATTTTAAGCGATGTTCCTTGAATGAGAAGCTCAATAAATTACACTAAAGGTTATCGATATCAGCTTGAGTGCGATGCGTTCTTCGATACACCGTTAAGACCTGTAAACGCGATAATTACGGAATATATCGTATTGCTACCATGCGGGCAGCTAATAATTCGCAAAGGCTACGCATGGAACGGGCCGAATTTTCCTGCAATACACACACGGCAATCAATCATAGCATCGCTTCCGCACGACGCACTATATCAGCTTATCTCACTCGGATTGCTTACCGATGATTGGCGCAAACAAGCTGATTATTTGCTTGCATCGATTGTAAGCGCTCCTGTGGAAGGTGAGTTATTCCTTAACAAATGGCGAAAAATAAGAGGTAAATATTACTTTTACGCAGTTGATCGGTTTGGATGTAAATATGCTCACTCGGTAAAGAGTGTGGTTACGGTTTAGGTAAAACCATCCAATGAGTTGGATGATTGTTTTTAGCATGTCTTAATCCAAATATTTAAGTTCTTGAGTTATTTATATCACTTTTGGAGCTAAGTTAGTTCAAAGTAATACTAAGGATATTCTGGTTTATCAATTAACATAACAGCATTTATGCACTCAGTTAAATAGCAATCCATGCTGTGTCTGTGAAACCTGAACTTCCCATCGAAATAATACGATTCGACAACTTTACCTTTATATGATATCCAGCATAATCCTTCATAGCTTGATAATTTAAACTCATCAATAGGTATCCATTTTTCCATGTACCAACTTCCAGCGAAAAACGCATTCATTGCCACATCTTTATCGTTTACTTCGTAATACTTTGCGTAATCTTTTGCTGATTTTGTTAAATTACGAAGATCCATGTATTCGCTCATTTTAGGGGCTCCATTTTACGAAAGCTTGCATTTCTTGCTGCTTCAGGTTTTTATCCAAAAATAATGCGATTGTTTTAGCTCTCCGCAGTGTTTGCAAACAAAATAAGGTAATGGCGGATACTTTTTATAAGCAAAAGTGTATTCAAGACTGTAGTCATGAAATTTAAAAAAGCAGAGTATTTTATTTAGTATGCGTTTCATTGCTCATTATCCTCATCTGAATATGCCCCGCACTTGTTACAACTCAAAGGTGCGTCTACACAGTTTGAACATGGTGGGCTTATATGACATGAGCATTGACCTTCTCTAATATACTCAAATAGCCCATCGCAATCACTATATGTACATTTATCACCTTCCGTTTTTCTGGTGTGTATGCGGGCTTCATAACCACACTTAGGGCAATACCGCTGATCTGAGTGTATCTGCACGTTGCAACATTCTGTAGATATAATATCCGTACTCATATCTCATTATCCTCAATTGTCATTTCAGTGATTGCAGCGACTGACCACACGCTCATTGCCCATAGGGCGCATAGGTAGAGGGCAATGAGGATTAAACTAAAGTTCAACATTCCCGATATACAGAGTACCATCTTCAATTACAAAGCATTCCTTTAGATTAGCTTCGAAATAGTCAATTACCCTGTCTCCAGTGCTAAAATTTTCTTCTTGTACACAGTAAACAGGCATATCTTTAGGTAGTGTATTTAGATACTCTATCAATAATCCTATCGTTAAAGCGGTATTGGCAGAAGGTGAATTTGTTGCCCAATCTTTATTATTAATATGGCAATCCATGTAGTCATCATTACTCATTTGTTTAACTCCTCCCATTTTTCTTTGGTGAATTCAGTCCATCTAGATGCTGATTGTTTCTGTTTATATATAGGTATCAATCTATGCGCATCATCGCTAGTCATGTACATAAGTTTGTCTGGATGATCTAATATAACCTTCTGATTTCTATCATCCGGTGGCATCTGCTCGGCGCAGTTATGCCAGGTGATTTCAATGGCACTCACAATAACCCCCATTATATGCATAAGGGCCGTTCCTTCCTTGTGGATCTTCTTTGTTGTAATGCTCGCCAGGCATGCCGTACCATTCACTTCCATTGCCGCAACAATCGCATACAGAAACATCATGATCTGAATTGCTTGATATCCACATGGGAACTTTGCCCACAAGATCATCATCCATAGCATCAAGTTGTTTTTCCGGTATTTGATGCAGGTTTATGAATCCGAACCCTTCGCATCTTGTGCAAGTTATTGCCATCTTTACTCCTTAAACTCAGTGAATGAATACTCTGCGTTCGGTATGTTCCAGTCTGGTGCGGTTGTTACAAACATCTGCCATTCCTTTTCTATACCACACTCAAATAACTTTCTCACCCAAACCGGCTGCCCTGTCCGGGCTTGCTGGCAGATCATGTCTGCTAGTGGGTGAGGATCGCAGATTAGATATTCAAATGGCAGTATCTCTACTCCATCTAAATCAAAAGCTACTATAACTCGGCTTGACAACATACCAAGAGCATCCCTAACAATGTATCCATGTATGTTAGCTTTAATCTCAGCAATCTGCTTATCGCTGCCGGTGTATTTGACCCATTCACTCATTATTTATCCTTAAGAAATCTACATATTTTTACAGACAGGTCGGTAACGTTAAATGTCTCCAGTTTCCTCATTGCTTCTTTGCATTCTTTCACACTCAATTCCAACTTAGGCTCCAAACCATCGCCTTGGCTAACACCCATCTTTACATTAGCCTCAGCGTTAGTTAAGTGAATATCGGTTTCCTGTACTTCGCGCCAAAAAGTATAGGTTTCGTCATGCCTTTCTGAGCCTACATTTATGATGGTTCTGGTATCATCTGGATGCC